GCCTGCGTGCCCTGACGCGATGCTGATTTTGTTTAGTTTTAAGCTGTTAATATAGTCTCGCTGAGCTTGCGTTTTGGCAACAAGAGGTTTTACTTTATGTTCCTCCTTGAATTTCTCTTTAACTTCAGGTTTTACACCTCCGTTCCTCGTGCTCCGAGTCTTTTTACGTGGAGTTGGTACGTCAACACCATCAACAGCAACCATAATCATGCGTTCTCGACTACCCATTTCTATTTCCTTCTATTAATCAAATATTCTCAGCTACAAGTGGAAGAGTAGCGTAAAGCTTCTCGCCAGTCAACCCATCTTTCTCAAAACTAACCTTCAACGCCAAACTATTCCCCTCCGTCTGTGCTCCACCATAATTCTCACCGAAGGTATTGCCATACCCACTTTCAGAATTCCCTTCAACAATCTCAATCTTAGTATTGTATTCTGTAAACAGAGCTTTAAAGCTAGTTAGAAAAGATTCCATTAATTCAATTTCACCAATCTTGTTACTAGCCCATGATTTAACATTCCCAATTTGTGTATAAATTTCAGATGTGTTAGGGAAAACCTCGTTTCCATCTTCAAGGCTTGTTAGTAGTGCTACGGATAGGTCTAGCTGATCTTGTAGGTTGTTAAAATCATCTAGTACGGATTGGTATTGTTGTTTAGTTGTCAATGTGTTTCTCCTTTGATTTCAAGCACGAACTCAATTAATTTGGCAATATCCCTTGTCATCGCCATGGATGATTCAGACACAGCATTACAATACCGCAAATAATCTTCTGATGCAAGGAATTTCTCTACTTCGTCGTAAGTTTTCCTGTCAATCCGTGCATCAAGTTCTTTTTGGAAGGTCACTTCTAGCGAAGTGTAGTCCAACTGCTGAAGACAATATAGAATTTCTGGACTATCGCCATATAAGGTTAGCATAGCTTGCTTTAACACGTCGCTCATTTATTTTCTCCAAATACAGCCTCTTCACAGTACAAGTTATGCTTTTTCAAATAAGCACTCATATTCTTATTCTCATTTAAAATAGCTTGCCTATCATTCAGAAGATTCATAATTATTCTCTTAGCTACAGAATCAAAGCTCAGTGTTCGTAGATCGCCTTCAGAAACAACTGACTGGATACTGCCACATTCTTTCTTAGGATCAACACGAATTGTTAGGAAATCAATATCTTCTTGTTTCATTTAGTTTTCTCCTTACAAACAACTCGCCAGTTACCGTTGTCCAGATTGATAATAGCCGTTCTCATATCAACTTGATCACATTTAGCCATTTTGTCACTCAATTCTTTAGGGTTTGCAACATACTGCTCACAGCCAGAAAGAAGCAGAATACCAAATATACCAATAACTTTAATCATCTTCATAAATCAAATCCTCCCAAGTACGCCCATTAATCTGTTGCCATGCCATCCATAATAGCGTAACAGGCCAAGAAATGCAACACCAAATCATCAATAATGTTAAAACAGTTGCTACTGTAAAGTTTTCAGGAACTACTTTCCAGCTTTCATCTGGAACCTTTCCCTTTTCAATGTCTTGTTCATCCATTGCTGAGAATAATTCTTGAATACCATTATAAAATCCTCCGATTGGTGCCGTAAGTTTATACAGCCAATTCTTCATAAGCATGTATGTGCAAAAGCCGATAAGCAAGTATGCTAGGATGTAGGTCATAGCTTTTTAGTCTCTAGTTTACCACAACTCTCACAAATAAAAACTTCTACATGATCCGTATCACAAAACGTCATTAAACCTATTGAAACATAGTCGTGACCACGTATAAAACAAAATAACTTATCTAACATCTCATCTCTCCCTCTAAATATTACTTTTCTAGGCTCTGTGCTGCGTTTATAGCGACATTCTCTGTTAAGACGTGTATTGCCTAGGGTCAGTCTTTAAAACGTCTTAAATCGCTTAGTTTACCGTAGTGTTTAAAGATAGCACTCTGAGTAAAGTACACCATCAGTAAAGACTTCTTTAATCTGATCAGCAGCTTTAGCTACAACCCATGCTTCTTTACGATCCATATAAACACCCCACTGATCTACAAAGCCTTGATCTGATTTATGACAGTGATTTTCATCACGAAGTCCTAGATTGTCAATAGTCATTTGCATAATTGGGCAAAAATGTCTGTTACCTACGATCAAGTGTCCATCAACAATATTTGCAGCCATACTGACAACACGTTGAACATTCGCGCGTTCCCAAATAGGAATCCCACCAGCAAATACCCATTCCATGTGTTCTTTGTATTGCTTTGAAGCTTTTGTAATCTTTGGATTGATCATTTCTACTCTCCTTAATTAATTATGCCACTTATTTGATTCGACAGTGTATGGTGGTGCTAAATACATACTAGCATAATGATTCGCATTCTCTTTACTACTAAAGCGGTCCATAAGCTGCTTCCCGAAATACACACAATAACGTTTCTTTCCGTATGGACGTTCAATGATTTTGATTTTAGACATTAGCAATAATCCTCATCGTAGCGACCTTTAGAAACATCTCTCATCATTAGGTCAAGTTTTCGTTTAAGACTGTTAAGATCTTGCCTTGCTAAAGAACGTTCTTGAATAGAAACAAAGTTATTTTCCTCATCCTTCAATTCATCGCGAAGGTCCAGATACCGCTCAAGCAGTTCGCTAAAAGTTTCCACACAATTCCCCTTATTTCAGGCTATCCACATATTGTTGTGGTGACTTCCCAAGAATGTAGTATTCTCGCATCATCACGCTGTACATCGTACTATCAAGTGGATGAGTTGTCAAGCTTTTTACTTGCTCAACCCACCATGCCCAACCGAAAGGGGTATTAGGAATAGTCTTCATTTATTAAATCCTCTTGCACCGATACCAAGGTTACCTGCCAGCTCAACAGAAATCCACATTTCCCTATCAGGTGGGAAGGTTAGCGCTGCATTGTAAAACCCCGCAATTTCTTTCCAAGGATGCGTTTGCATCATCAAAGGCCAGTAGTCTCCCTTATCCATTGGGTATTGTAACCTCTCAGATGAGAAAAATCCTGTGGACACCTTCTCACCAAGCTTACACCCGTGCGTCATTTTTAGGCGGTAATATTCGACTGCCTTTTCAAGCAATGCATATACTTCACCGATGGTTGTCTTAATTTGTGCCGCCATTTATTAATCTCCTTAAAAATATTTAGTATCAGGATGCACATCAAATGGTTCTAGGTGTACTAGGTATTCACGAAGCTGTTCTTCACTCTCAAGAACATGACAAGAGTGGTCATCTACTACTAAAACACCATCTTCAAACACATCATAGGTAGAAAATGATTCTGAACAGCATCCACAACCAAGATCAAATGTGTTGTATTGATATAGGATTACTCGTTTCATTTCTCAATCCCCTCACGGATATCTTCTGCTTTATGGAATCGTCCAGCAAGCTCTACATAATCTACGCTATTGTAGCTGAATTCTCCATCCTCTACAACATAAGGAATACCAAATTCCAGCCCATCCACTTGAAATCCTCCATAGCCGTAGCATGACTCTGTGATTTCTATTTCTACACCATATTCTTCAAGAAGGGAAGCTAGTTTTTCAAAGAATTCTTTACTTTTCTGGTTCATTTCAACCTCACTGCTTTCTTCAAGCAAATCATGCACACATTTGCAGTAGCACTATCATAATCAGGCTCTTGACCTAATTGTACAACAGCTTCAACAGATTTACCACACTCGTTACAAAAACAATCTGTCCATGATTTATTTCCAATGATTACATCCACTTCATCAGGGTGTGGGCTTTGTCCCAATTCAACAAGTTTCTTGTGCGTTTCTTCTTTTGTCAGTCCTGTAACACTGAATCGACCGTCTTTCCAATAGCTTGTGTTAGCATAGGTGTGGAACCAATCCCTTGCAGCGGTATTTGCTTTCATTTGACGAGTAATCAATTTCATTCTTCTCTCCTAAGCCTTTCAGTCATTTCATTTATGTCTGCACATCTCTGTGCTGTGTTGGGTATAGAATAGCAGGGCTAGAGGGTGGATGCAAGAGATTCTTCAACTTTCTTTGTATAGAACCTGACCATCCTCAAACACAACAAAATATTTGACTTCTTTGATAACAAGATCAAAACCTTTGTCCTTTGCAAGCTTTCTACCTTTCTCAGTAGCAAAGAATTTATCGTAAAGCTCTTGACTACTCCATGCAAATTTCCAACCAAGATTACACAGTCGATTGAAACATTTCCTATTTAAACCAGCAGATTTTAACATTTTCTCAGGGTCTTGATGGCACTTAAGATATTGGCACACCGGTTGCCCTCGCCAAAATGGACCATGACCTTGTTTGTCTTCAAGTCTGTAAACGAGCATAATGGATTCCCTTGTGATTTTTAGCTATATTAACTAGATTCTATGATGGATGCAAGGGGTGGTGGAAAATATTTTTGTGTGGAGCTGTAGAAGAAAAAGCTTGACAAGCGTCTGGAAGGTGATAAGATAGTGGGGATTGATTAGGAACATAAAAGCTACTAGAAAAAAGAATTTTTTGCTGCAAGCCTTATACCACGGGGCCTGTAGCCATTTTTGGTTCACTATCTAAGAGGATGAGGATTATGTGGTATGAGGATTGATATATGGAGTTTAAGTAAGAAGGAGAGAGTACAAATACAAACAAAGCTTACACACTTTAACATCCATTACAATCAGAGTAAGCAATACAAACACATTGTTGATGAATTGATGAATCTTGAGGTAGGTAAGAAAGAGGTATGGTGTCTTGTCACTAATATTGCTCGTGCTCTTAAATACAAAGCCATAGGTTTATCTGTTCCTAGACAGCGTAGTGTCTATTCTGGAAATGATCAAGGTATCTCCCAAAGACGTATGGTAGCTTTGCTTGACAAGCTAGAAGAAAATGCTTACACTGATAACTTTACTGGCGGTATTGTAGATTGGCATGATATGTCTACAGTACAAAGCTGTATTCTTTTTAAGCAAAAACTCCTTGATCTTTTTCAAGGTGTTGATGTAAGCCAAGAGCAAGATAAGTTTAATGTTGTTGAGATTAAAGATCGAGATACCAAAGAGTTAAAGTCTAATTCTGGTGTTAGAGGCATCAAGATCATTAGCGAGTATATGAATGCTTACAATGCACGGCTTTTGAATACAGAGATTAGCGATGAATCGGGTATTCTATCAGTACAGCAATACAAGCGTGTATTCTCAGACAACCTAAGACAAGGTGGAAGAATTTATAACACTGCTGGAGGTGTTCAAGTGTTAAATGAAGAGGAAAGGTCACAAATGAAAATCAATGGTGAACCTGTAGTTGAGCTAGACTTCAAAGCTATGCATCCGAGTCTTCTATATGAGCGTGTGTATGAAGAAAATCCAGAGGATGTAGAGGAGTGGATTTCAAGCATGTGGGAAGGTGTTTATAATCCTTACGGAGCTTCAATGCCATTCTTGAAAGTTAACCATGAAAAAGTAGAGGCTTTTAGAAATACGTTTGAGAAGCCAAACTACGATCCAATTCGTAATCTAAATAAGCATGCACTCATGGTTAGCCTCAATGCTAAAACATACCAGAAAGCTTATGTGCAGGTAACAGAAGAGTTTCGAGAAGACCAAAAGAAGTGGGACAGTCTAACTAAAGACGTTAAGTTCTATGGAATTGAATCTGTGGGTAATTTCCCAGGTCATACTGTGTGTCAAGCTGTAGCAGCACATAACAAACCAATTGCAGAATATTTCTTCAAGGATCAAGGAATCAAACTGCAATACTTGGATAGTGAAATTGTTGCTGATGTGCTAAACAGGCTCTTAATGGAAGATGAAGTATTGCTTCCTGAACATGATTCTGTTATTGTGCGGAAAAGTATTAAGGATAAAGTTATGGTTTATATGCGAAGTGCTTATCGTGAATTGATGGGCTCTGATAAATTCTGCTATTTGGAGATTAAATAAATGGATAAATTCTTACATATAATGAGCACAAAACAAGCATGTAAGGTAAAAGTAAGGAATTTTTATGCAAAACAGTGCTGTACAATTTGTGGTAGTAAAGAGAAATATTTGTCAAACTTCAATCCTCATAGTTGCGTTTGTGTAGGTTGTTGCCCCAATCCTTGGGAAGTGCTGTCGTGTAAAAATTTAAAAACAGACGAAGAACAGAAAAATAAGAATAAACAGAAATTGAAGAAAGAGAATTGGAGTATCCCAACTGTTTATGGAGGATATAATACAATTTAGGAAATATTTTCATAAAAGCTTGCATTTGAAAATTATTTCTGATACACTTCTCTTATAAATCAAATAAATAACTCAGACAACAATAACAATAGAGGAGTTATTCAATGTCTAGATGTGCAAGTTGCCAAGCAATCCTTACAAGGGGAGAGTTGATGTTTGACCTCCCCGATGGAACAATGAACGATATTTGCTGGACATGCCAAGGTATTGTAGATCACCCTGAATCCTGCGTTTCCCAAGAATATCAGTTTGAAGAATTGACAGAAAAGCTTATTTTAGAATCGGTTACACCTGCAAAACAATTAAATGATTGAGAAAGCTTGCAATATTTTATAAATCGTGTATAATGTATTGCACCCTATAAGAATGTGGGGCGGTTTTAAAAGAGCAAGACAGTTTGCATATTGCAAAAGATGCCGTTTGGCTGAGCGTATGTAACGAAGCTGAGTAGACGAGCCAATGCTTCTTGGAGGTGGATGTACTTTAGGGTCTCCATCGCGCTACGAATGTGATACGCTACATAAAGTGCGAGCTTGAAATAAAAAGGTGAACCTGCCCAATCTAATTGGTTGCCTTCCTGCCTCTAAACAAGGCCAAGTCCGTGACGGTAAAGGGTTTTAATTCAGGATCTTTGACAGGGCGTAAAATAGAACTGCGTAAGTTCCAATTCCGCCGTAGCCTAGCAGACGCTAGGAATGTAGTTGGCCGAAAGGCAATTAAAACAAGTCTAGAATCAGTTATCTGTGAAGACACTGTGCTGAGAAATCTTGTTTGGTCCTCCGTAAGATAGTATCGGTGTGCGACATTCTAGATAAGTCGTCCTAAAGAATACAGAACATCTTGGTTCACTCAAACCGTTTGTTTATGACTTTAGGGTGCAATGAATTTACGGGCCTTATGTAGATATTGGTCTGTCTACACGCTCCTCATAAGAGCGCGCTTTTAGCCGCTGTCAGTTCGATTCTGACAAGGCCCACGATCAAAGGAAGCGTATCGGCACCGGCTTCTACCCGGGCGTTAAAACCGTAATTGGAGTATGGGCGTTCGAGTCGCCCCGTTTCCGCCAAGCAAAGACACTGGGAAAGACTAGATTCTTTTTATTTTTATTATTTTATGGTGATTTATGCAAATTGGATATTACAAACTAGTTCTTCCTGTTAAATATTTGAATGAAGATGCTTCTGAAAAAGACAAAGAAGTCGCTGTTCTTTATAAGAAGTATTTTCAACAATTGATGGATGGTAAGCGTAAGGGAATGACGTTCCCGGCTCTTACAGATGAAAACGGTAATTATCTTTTTGATCTTCAATACGTTGGTCCTTCAAACCTGACCATTGTAAATAACAATACAGAGCAACAACCTGCGTTTAAACACATGCTTCGTAAACCAAACTTAAATCGTGAAGAGTTCGAAGAGTTGCGTGGAAAAGGTTTTGCAAGTGCAGGCAGAGATACTGTGAGCTTGACAACTAAATACCCCACATGGGATAGTATGTCAGGCAGCCCTCTTTATGGGACAGTTACATTTTCAACATATGAAGAGTATATTGAATATACTCAGTAATTCACATCAGCGAAATAAACCAAGTAACGATGTGTATGCTTCACGTTTTGTCTTTCTCCTCCATTAAATGTGAAGCTTCTTCTCTGTATTACATTCTCTCCTCATGTGATATAGAGCTATGTGCAGCTATCAATTCATTCTCCTGTTGGTAGCTGCTTCTTTCTAAAGCCTATTCGTTGTGCAGAACAACCCCGTCATTTCCTGCATGTTTGATGGCGTAGGGTGAGAAGAGTAGGTTTCAGAAAGATTTCTTTCTGAAATAATTATAAGAGGTACTTAATTTGAGCGCTCCTAAAGGAAATCGGCACGGGCTGACTTCTAATCCTCAAAACAGAAATACAGCCGGAATTCGCGGCAAACGCGGTCCTCGTAGTAAACTGAAAACCCTAGCTCTTGAGCTTCTTGATCGTGTACCAAAAGCAATGTCAATCATTGATGCTGTTCTTGATGCAAAGAAAGATGAAGATGGTAATCCAATCGTGCAAGACAAAGATCAGCTTCAGTTAGCTCGTTGGATTTGCGAAAGGGCTGTCGCTACTCAAACTGCTGCTATTGCAGAAGAGAAAGCACGACACAATATTAAGAAAGATCTTGCAGAAGACGAAGAAGTAGAAAAGGAAGAAGTCGTTCCTGAAGTTCCAAAGCAACGCTTCTCGTTAACTATGATTGATTCTGCAAGAAAAGATAAAAAAGATTAAAAAACAGTTTCGCTGTCTTAGCCTAGATGCATAGGCGCTTCCCTTGTAAGGAAGATCAGGTGGGTTGGATTCCTTCACAGACAGCACCAAATTTGAGAGAAATAAATCAGAACGGATAGTGCCTCAACAATAGCTGCCGTATCTCTATTAGCAGATTGAGGACTCTCAAACCAAACTAGATCGCAATGGTCTGGTATTTTCACTTTGCCTAGTGAAATCGCCTCTAGAACCAACCTAGAGGCACCTATTATAACGAATTGACCCTTAGCGGTCTATCCGTGGAGAGGGATGTAGACTTTCGTATATCCACTATTAGCTAGCAGGACAGAGTGGCGGCTAATACCTATTCAAGTTATTTTATAGGAAGCATTCTAAAAAGTGCTTCTTAATAAGATAGCTTTTAATTAAATTAATTTTAGGAAATAAAAATGGCTAATAAATATATCGTCTTAGTAACTGGCACTAAAGATAGTCTCGGTTTTGATTTTATGAAGAATGTAGTTTCTCTTGCTAACAAAGGCGCTGTTCTTCAAGAAGGTAAAGTTCCTTTCATGCGCTTCCCTCATCAAGCATTTATGTATTTTGAAACTGATGAGTTGATGGAAAATACTCCGGGTTTCCAGTTCCAGCGTATTCAAGAACTGTACACTAAGGAACAGCTTGATGCTATGGAATGGGAGGACTTTCGTATGGTCTTGAAGCGGGGCTTTTCAATTACAGGGCGTAATCGGCAACAAATGACCCGCGAATATCTTAAAGCTGCTGGACAAGAAGCCTCAGAAGAGGCGCTAGAATAAGAATAAAACAAGAAGGATGCCATGGCAGATACAATTGAAGTAATTAGATTAACTGGTGAAGACTGGCAAGATGCCAATATGATGTCTGGAATTCCAGCAGGTACAGCGGTCTACATCCAAAGTCAAAGTTCTACTAAAATTATAATGGCTGTTTCAGCCACAAAACCTGCTAAGACATTCCAAGGAATGATTCTTCCAAACGATGTAAAATACCCAGCTACTGTAACAGCCGGTGAGAATACTGTGTGGCTTTATGGCAATGGTCCTGTAAGCATGCAGGTGGCCTAGTATGCCTATTATTATTGGTAGACCTAACGGTACAGGAAGTGGTGAAGGTTCCGGTGCAACGCCAGAGCAAGAAGCTAGACTTTCTACTTTAGAGCAATCTAGTACACAAAAAGACATCAGACTTGATGCTGTAGAATCTAAGAATACAACTCAAGATACTCAGCTTACACAGCATGATGCTAGAATCGAGGCTAACGCCTCTGTAATCTCATCTCAAGCTGAAAGGCTCTCTGCTGTCGAAGATAGCATTATTGATTATTCTCCAGAGATTCAAGCACTGGTAGAAAAGAATGTAGATCAAGATAGCTCTATCATTCTTAATTCTAATAAGAATACAGAACAAGATGCTAGACTTCTACTCGTGGAAGGTAATGTAGCTGATCAAGCTTCTAGTATTTCAACAATACAAACAACATTGGCTAACAAGGCTGATCTTGTCTCAGGAAAGATCCCACTATCACAACTACCGGACCTTCCTGTTGGTAGAAAGGTCTCTGTTGCTAACGAAACCGCAAGACTTGCTCTTCCTACTCATCCTGATCTTACAATTGCTTATGAAGAGGATACAGCGGATGCTTGGGCATTAGATGCCGGAGAAGATCCCTCCGTAGCTGAAAACTGGGCGAAGCTTGGTAATGCTCAAGCAACAGGTGTTCAAAGCTTTAATGGCCGTACAGGTAACGTTGTACCACTAGCTGGTGACTATACTACAGCGTTGATTACACCCACTGTAGATCGTTCATTCATCTCAGAGGCTGATAGGGTAAGGTGGGACAATAAGTCTACTCCGGCATCAGTAGAAGCCGCTGTAAGTACATTACGAAGTGAAGTTCAAGCTGGCTATGTAAGAACAACATCTCTTGCAGCTAACAATGGCGTGGCAACACTAGGCTCAGATGGTAAAGTTGTTTTATCTCAGCTTCCACCCCTAGGTTTAACTGCTTCCCAATCACAACGAATTGATCAGATTGAAAGCACCGCAAGACTAGCTGATCTTAAGGGTGATAGCGCTGCTACTAATATTCTTGCTGTTGATAATAGACTTACACAAGTAGATACTGACAGTAAAAGTCGTGATGCTGCACAAGTAAGTAGAATTGCAGCGTTAGAGGCCAAGCCTGCTTCTATCCCATTAAGTCAAAGAGCGGCTGCAAGTGGTGTAGCTCCTTTGGATGCAAACACCAGAATCCCTCTACAGTATTTACCAAGCTACGTTATCCCCATAGTTTCCTCATACTTTGATGTAACCAGCACTAGATCACTCTCTGTTTGGTATAACAACACCACATCTTTTGATATGGAAGTTTATACGCTGATAGCATGGAGTGCTATTACAAACGGTTCTTACATTGAAGTGCAACAAGGTACTACAGGAACCATGTTTAGGGTGGAAGGTCCAGCTGTCAATACAAACCACTCACAGCCAATTCACGCTACAGTTCCTCCGGGCTGGAGATACAGAATTGTTGCAACGACTGGTAGAACTATATTCAGATGTCTTGAAATAAGAAAGTCTCCCGGACAACCAGTAAGTTTGTAGTATGCTTTTCAAGCACTCCGTAAAAGAGTGCTTTATAAAGAATATTAGAAATAGTTTTAAAAAGACTTGTATTTTAAATTTGTTTTTGATATACTTCTTTCTTACATAGAGAATATTTCTCTTAAAAGTTTTAGGCTCGCTGTGAAGCGCCCTGTTTATTTTGTAGTATGTTGTTATAGTATAACGGCCTCTGCTATCATTAGTTATAAGCGTTCCGTAAATCCGAACATGAGGCTGTAGTGATACGGTTGGTAAGGTAGGGCGCTTTCTTAATATGAGAATAGAAGAATTTCTATGACTGGATTTAAATCTGTAGAAAAATACGAAAAGTTTATTGAGTCGAATACTTGCGGTACAATGGAAATCCTAGAAGCAAAACCTAAAAAGTTTCTTGTTAAATTTCTTGAAACTGGGTATGAGGTTTGGGCTGAAAAAGGAAATGTTCTAGCAGGTAAAGTATTAGATCCTATCTATAAGAAAAAGAAACTTATGGAATGGAAACCCTTTAATGAGACTTATGTAAACAATGCTGGTCATGAATTAGTGGCTTATGCAAAAAGAAGTGGAAAAGTTAAGGTAAGATTTACAGCTACTGGTTATGAAACCGAAGCATACATTGAGAATGTTCGAAAAGGTAAGATTAACGATCCTTACGAAAAGAGTTTCTTAGGCATCGGATATCTTGGAGAGTATGACAAGGTTTCTTATTGGAAACAGGCGAAACAGCTTTGGTCCAACGTAATGAAGCGTTGTTATAATCCAAAAGATTATATGGGTTACTTTGGCGAAGCTTTCGTTGAAGATGATTGGCAATGCTTTGCACATTTTCTTCGTGACCTTCCGGAACTAGAAAATTTTGATAAGTGGTTGGAAGGAAAGACAAATGGAAGTCCTTACAATCTTGATAAAGATTTAAAATTCCCAGGAAATAAAATATACTCAAAAGAAACTTGTATGTTTGTTACTGAGTATGAAAATAAATCTGCTGGTGCAGTTAATGCAAGACGTTTGGACAAACTAAACGGAAGATACCAGTAACATATATAGGGAGCTTTTTAGCTCCCTTTTATAATGGAGTTCTTATGAAGAAAGAAAAAGAACTACCGGGTGCTGTGTCAGAACGTCAGGTCATGTTCATGTTAAGTCAGGCGGATGTGACCTTATTTGGCGGCGCAGCCGCGAGTGGGAAGACCGAGATAGGCGTTATTGACTTCCTACAGTTCACCGATATCCCCAATTTCATCGGCGTTATGACTCGTCGAACCACACCACAACTTACTGGTCCTGGTGGTCTATTAACAAAAGCAAAGAGAACGTTTGCTAAGGCTTATGAACCACACGAATTTACTTGGAGAGCCAAAGATAGTAAGTTTGTCTTTCACAAGTCAGGCGCAGAAATTTATTTAAAGCACTTTGAAAATGACGATGCTGATGTCAACTGGCAAGGCAGCGAGGCAAATCTTTTCTATGTAGATGAGGGCACGCAGTTTACTCAGCACATGATCCAATACATCATGTCCCGTATGCGTAATCCATCTTGTCCAGAAGTTTCGCCAAGGCTTAAAATTTCTTGTAACCCGGATTATGATCACTTTCTAAGGAAATGGGTTGAACCTTATCTGCATGAAGACGGTACTCCGAACAGGAGTAAGGATGGAACTCTAAGGTACTTTACATTCTCAGACGGGGATTTCCTTTGGGGTGACAGTATTGACGAATTAGTAAGTATGGGAGTGATGGAATCAGATATTCTGTCTTTTACTTTCATCAGTGCTAACGTTGATGATAACCCAATCGTGCAACGTGTTAACCCAAAATACGTCGCGTGGCTTAAAGGCCTTAAGGGTGTAGAACGGGCCAGATTGCTAGACGGTAACTGGCTTGTAAGAGAGTCGTCAAGCGGCTACTTCAAGCGAGAGTGGTGTGAGTGTAAAAACTTACTTGACCTAAACATAGTACAGTATTGCAGGGCGTGGGATATAGCTGGCTCATTGCCATCAGATGCACTACCCAATCCTGACTGGACCGCTGGTGTTCTTATCGGAAAGACTAAAGACGATAGATATGTAATTGTGGATGTTGTCAGGTTCAGGGCAAGGTTCGGTGAGGTGATGCAAAAAATCATTGAAACGGCTAAATCTGATCCTGAAGGTACACACATTATAATTCCTCAAGAGCCGGGTCAAGCAGGTAAAGCCGCTGGACAGATGATGTTGAAGGAGCTCTTAGGAGAAGGGTTCGCAGCACGAATGAGGCCTTCTAACAAGTCCAAGGTCGTAAGATTTCAACCTCTAGCAGCAGCAGCCCAAGCAGGCCTTGTTGACTACTTGGAAGCCCCTTGGAACGAAGTCTACTTCTCAGAACTTGAAGGGTTTGATGGTTCAAGAAGGGTTAAAGACGATTAATATTGGTCGTCTATAAAGCTATCTAATTCGGTGAACATCCCACGAGGACGACCCCGAGCGAAGCCTAGAAATAGGAACGTGTAACGACTAGCCGAAATGGCGTAGGACTTAAGTAAGTCCGAAATGGTAGCTACTTAGAATTAAGTAAAGATATAGTCTCCTCTGTATAGTAATATACAGCACCAATTGGTGGACAAAGAGTAACGAACTTTGTTTAAGATTAATGCAAGTTGACGCAAGCTCTGATGCTTTTATTACACTAGCCCAGAAAATTAATATTCCAAACTTCCTTGGTGGTTTAAAGTCTGCCAATTTAACAACCGATAACCCCTTCCTAAATGCAGGAGCTTAAATGGCTGAAGATGCTGAAATCTCCCTAGAGGCAGGGGAAAATGATGTGCCCACCCTTTCACTCGGAGAGACTGGTTTTAATGGTCTGCGCGTATTGGGTGGAGATATTCTAGAAGAGTGCTCTCATGAGCTAAGATGGCCTCATGCGATGAAGACATTTAAACGTATGGAGAAAGATGGTGCTATTGCTCCTGCTCTTGCTTACGTTGAGATGATGATTTCTCGTGTAGACTGGCATGTTAGAATTCCTGAAGGGTACGAAGAAGAGTTAAAAGATAAAGCTATTTTCATGCGTCAAGTTATGAATGACATGGAACATGACTTTAAATCTTTTATCAAACAAGCCGTAAGTTTCAACCGATACGGTTTTGCACCAGTAGAGAAGGTGTATAGATACCGATATCGAGAAAAAGGCTCTCAATATAATGATGGTCTTATCGGTATTAAAAAGCTAGCTCTTCGTTCTCAAGATTCAATTGATAGTTGGAAGTTTGCAAACAAAGGGCGTGACTTAGTAGGTCTGTACCAGTGTGTAAACATTCCTAGTAATCGCGGAATTGGTGATTATTCAGAAATAGTTAAAGACTACAGTGATGAGGGTAATTATTAGTTTATCCCTCGTAAAAAGTTTATGCTATTTAGAAACAATCCTATCAAGAATAACCCCGAAGGTCAATCACCACTTGTAGGTTGCTGGTCTGCATGGAAGTACAAAACAGCTTATCAAGAATCCGAAGCTATTAGCGTAGCACAAGATTCTAATGGTTTTAAAGTTCTCTATCTACCTCCTCAGTATATGGTTGCTGACGCATCAGAAGAGAACAAAGCAGTCTTTGAGCATTACAAAACAATCCTCAAGAACATGCACCAAGCTAAAGAATCAGGTCTGATTTTACCACTTATCACAGATGAAAATGGTAATAAGATGTTCGAGTTTGAGATTAAGTCTGTTACCGGGCAAAAATCTTACGACACAAACGCAATCATTCAGCGTTATACATCCGAGATTCTTACAGCACTGTTTGCTGACTTCCTTACTCTTGGTTCCAATGGTTCCGGTTCCTTCTCCCTTGCTGAGTCTAAGATTAGTACAGTTGAGATGGCTATTCAATCAAAACTTGATGAAATAAAAACTCAACTTAACTTTGACCTAGCCAAGCAGCTATTCCAGTTAAATGGATGGTCAACAGAAGTTATGCCAGAGTGGACATATGGTGAAATTGGTAAAGTAAGCCTTGATGAAATCAGTAAGTTTATTCAACGTACTGCCGCAGTCGGACTCGTTCCCAAGGCACCTAAAGTCATCAACTGGATTATGGATCAAGCAAACATCCCATATAAAGTTGACGAAGACCTTTCTGTTGAGGAGTTAGCTAAACAGCTTACCCCAGAAACTTCAAGAAGTGGTGACGGACTTGTCGAGGGAATGGGTAACGGTACGGGGTCTTCTAATGGTTCTTCAGGTGACTCTTCCACCTCTAACACAGAAAACACCTAGTAATAATTTGAATTTTGTGATATAATTTATCCTCATCTTATTACTAGGAAACTTTATGGCAGAAGTATATTGGATTCACCTTCCAGAACACACTGATATGTTTACTGAAGGCTATATTGGTGTAACTCGAAATACAGCTAAGGCAAGGTATGATCAACACTGTCGAGCAGTTAACTCAAAGAAAGGCAGAGGTTCCATAATCTCACGGGCTATCGTAAAGTATGGTAAAAACGGTCTTATAGCAGAGACCATAGTAATTTGCGATATTGGTTATGCTGCTGATCTTGAATCCAAACTACGTCCAAAAGATGGCATTGGTTGGAATATTGTTAAAGGAGGAGGCTTACCACCTATTAATAAGAGAGCAGGTAAGAAAATGCCTGAAGGCTTTGGGGAGACTATTAGTAAAGCTTTGCTTGGAAGAAAAGATTCTGAGCAGACAAAAAGAAATAAATCTTTGGCTCAGATGGGCAGGAAACACTCCGAAGAATCTAAAAATAAGATGAGAGCATCCAAATCTCTAATCAGTCCGTGGCTTAGGTCAGGAGTTAAGGTTGAGATTTGGAGGGACGCGGAAATTTATTTTTATAATTTTAAAAATGGGTTATCAGTATACCATTGCGAAAAGAAATTTAATCTTTGGAAAGGCGCCTTAGAAGGTATTTATAAGCATTTCAAAAACGGTTGGAATCCTTTTGAAGATCAACTCTGGTTAAATGAGTTTAAAAACAAGGAGGCTGATTATGCCCCACAGTCTACTTAGGCTGAAAAACAAAATTGATAACAAGCCTCACCTTATGGAACTTCATGAGTTTGAGCAAGTTCTTTCTTATTTAGATGCTTCTATTGATGGTAGGGATGTTAAAACCCCTGAACCAAAGATGGAAGAAAGCGAAGTACATAACTCCCGTTATACGATCTATGAAGATGATAATGCAGCGCTTTTCAGCATTGGAGGTCCGATGACTAAGAAGCCCATCACCATGTTCGGAATGGACTGCGGTGGGTTTAGTTACGAACAGTTTAAAGAGGATTTCAGAACCGTTGCAGCTTCTGGTGTTAAGACTGTAGGTCTTATGTTGGACTCTGGTGGAGGCGAGGCTGACTCTCTTTTTGACACTGCAAACTATGTGCGAGCACTTGCTAACGAAAATGGAATTAAGATAATTTCGTACGTCGATAGTCTTGCAGCCTCAGCTTGTTATGGTATTGCTGCAATCTCAGATGAAATTGTAATGAGCTCATCTGCAACTGTGGGTTCTATCGGAGTAGTCGTCAGGCTTGTTAACGACTCAGAAGCCTTAAAGAAAGAAGGTTATGAACGAATCTATGTGACAGCAGGTCAAGACAAAGTGCCGTTCGATGCAGACGGTAAATTTAAAGATTCATTCCTAGCAGACATCAAGGAAAAAATTGATGAGTAATGTGCTAAATGAGAAAGGCTTTATGCCAATTAATACGCCATTCATTGAAAAAGAAAGCACTTTTGAACAATATCGTGATCAAAACA